TCGTCTTGTTATCGGACTTCCAACCGAACTGGCCGGCCATCCGCTTGTACGCATTGACGCTCATCGGCATCACATGCACCAGCCAGTCCGCATCCTGCAAATCCACCGTATACGCCGGGACCACGATATACATCGGATCGATCGCATCAAACCCCACCCGCTTATCACCCGGATTCCAGAAGCACTTGATCACCCCGCGCCCGCTCATCAGCGTATAATCAACCCACGAGAGAACCTCATCGGTGAAGTTGGTCTTGTCTCGGATCTTATAATTGAACCAGTCCTCAGCCACCTTCGTATACGCATTCAACTGCTGGCGCATCGGAACAAAGCTGGCCACTACATCCATACCCAGAGCCTGCTGGAGGAATAGCGGCTTGAGCTTCTCGATCGCCGTATCGATGAGCGGCCAATGCAGATCCGCGGCCTTGGGCCAAGGCTTATTGGTCCTTCGCAACCCGTGATGGCGCAACTCATACCACCTCGTCTGCCGTAGCTCCCACGGACTGCGCTGCTCGACAGCCTCCACTATCTGGCCCTGCAACGCGTTCCGCTGTTTGTCGTTCATCATAAATTCTCCCCCTTTCCTATCCCCCAACCTCACAACCAGCAAGCGCAGACCCTTTACCATCCCCCTCAATCGCCCCCATCTCATCCTCCATCCGCTCCAGCAGGCTCCTCCCATCCTCGCCAAGAGCCTTGAAATAATCGTCCATCCGCTTCCCCCCGGCTCCGCAGAAGGCCAGCACCACCGCATCCGCACGATCCGGACTATTCACCCCGCGGGCTCGCAGCTCATCCTTACCTTCGAGCGTCAGCTTCCCCTTGCCGTTCGTCCGCACCTTCCGACTCACGAACTGCTGGAGCAGCACCTCATCCGTACCCACCGGCCCCAGGTTAACTCGCCCCTCCTCCACCATGCGCCCGAACTCGATCCACATCTCCGCGGCCTTGTTCACAAACTGATCATCCCGTATCGCCCGCTCCCCGAAGTTCACCCGCCGCACATCCCACCCCTCCGCCCTCAGGGCATCGCACATCACCACACCCATGCCACCCACATCCGCGTAGATGTCCTCCGCCTTGAGCTTCCACTTCCGGAACTCGCTGATGAACCGGCCAACACTGGCCATCGTGTCCTTGTCCCGCCAGCGGATCAGACCCTTCACCGTGTTCCCCTGTCGCACGACCATCACGCTCTCGTCGCCGCCGGCTGAGAAGTCGCAACCGGCTGTTAAGCGATGCCCCTCGGTATCCTCCTTGGGTGGGCCACTGACCAGCTTCTGCCAGTCGGCGGTTCGTACAGCCGTCAAGCTCCCATCATCCTCCATGAACTCCGCGTAGATCATCGAGCGGACCAGCGGGTGGCCCTCTCCCCATCGCGCAAACTGATCGTCGATCCACTCCTTCCGGATATGCGGGCAGTCGAAAGCGGTAACGGTAAAGGTCTTCCACTTGCCGTCATTCCGGCGGAATACATCGTAGAAGTACCCGCTGCTGCCCCCAGGGCTGCTCATCAGCAATGTCCTCGTCGGCTGGCACCGCTCCATCGACTGAAATATCCCGTCCGGCACCGCCTTCGCCTCGTCCACGATGTACATCAAGTCATTACTCGGACCCTGCACATGCCAGCCCTCAGCCTTCTCCGGGTTGCTGGCTGAGAACCCGATGCAGCGGCTGGTCAATTGTTGGCCATCAACCAACCTCGGGTATACATAGCGGATCTCGCCATCCTTGATCGAGAAACCGTTCTCCTCGCCACCCAAGCCATTGATCATCTTCCGCAAATGCGGCCATAGAGCGTCGGCCACCTGTCGGTACACACCAGCGGTACACACCACCAGGCTCCCCGGCCAGCGGAGCATGTGCCAGATGACAGCCGACGCCGCCACCATGCTCGTCTTGCCCGAGCCGTTCGCAGCCTTCAGAGCGACCTTCGAGTGCTTCTCGTTCAGAGCCCCCAACACCGCCTTCTGCCACGCATAGGTATCGCGTAGGCCAAGCATCATCTCAGGGAAGTTCGAGAGCTGCTGAGCTTCCTCCAATAGCTTCCGCTGCTTCCAAGCAGGGATATGAGAACCCATGCCGAGTGAAGGGGATTTCTTGCGCTTAATTTGCTTGACTGCCATAAAATTGATGTGGGTAGGGGGAGGGGGGTATCAGGTATAACCCCACCCCCCTCGTGGGGGTCCCCCTACCCCGGTCGTCTATTATCCTGGGCCGCTTATTTGTATACACTATCCTATTACTTCCCCCCACCGAATGCGCCAAGTAAACTACCGCTTACTGATAATTCCTTTCCTTTAGTAGTGTGATCCAATTGAGCCCTAGCTACATAGCCTCTAGTCCTTTCCAATAGCCATGCGCTTCCTTGCCATCCGTTGCCGCATGACCTCACGGTTGAAGTAAGATCGTATTCCCCCCGAGTCCTTGCGGCTTCGATCGCTTCCTTCCTTTCCGGATACCTTGTCAGGTACTTCGTGAAGGTCTTATCCGTCATGCCCGCTAGATGACAAAGCCGCTCAAAGGGAATCCCGAGTGAAGCCGCATCCAGTACCCGCGACCAGTCGGCTTCCGCGACGGACTTGGGATCCGGCCCGTTTTTTTTCAGTGCGCCGGAAGGACGAATGATGGGTTCCTTCCCCTTCCCGCTCTTTCCCGCTTTCCGTTCCTTCACCTGGTCGCTTTCCATCACCCCACTTTGCCCCACAAAGTGTGCCCGTGAATCCCTTTCGATCTTCCCATGTAATTTCCTGTTGACTCCTATCGTAACCTGCCGCATTCTCTTTCCCGTGAACCGATCACCGGTTCCTTCAAAACCTATGCGTTCCCTCAAAAACCTACTATCCGCGCTTGCGTTCCTACTAGGAACCGCGCTTGTCCTCGGTTCCCTAGCCTACTGTATCGCGCAGTTAATCGTTGGAGGTGTAAATTGAACCTCACAAAGAACGTTCTCGGGAAAACCCACGTCTCCCGTTCCTATCCTTGGGGACTTCATCCGCGCAATGGTCACCGCTTGCTTTGCTCTGACGGGGTTATCCGCGCTGCTGAAATGGCGGAAACCGCCGACACTTACTTCTCGGTCCCCGCATCCATCCGCATCAACGGGAAAAGGATCACTGGCTACACTTCCTGCGAGCGTGACTCTAAGTGGGAGCATGAAGTCTGGGTTTTCCGCCATCACACAAATCAGGTTGTCCCACTGCCGAAGTGGCCGTCCTCCTTTGAGCCTGAGTTTGATGTTCTGATTTCCAAAGCGATCACGGCGGGAGGTGACTTGTGATCCTCCGCGCTCCTTTCATGATTTCGTCCCGACTCCTTCCCGCCGTTACAGTCGGCCAAGGGACGGAGCAAATCACCGTGAGCTTGTCCCCGTCTGGCTTCATTCTGGACGGTCCCTTCGGCGAGCATAAGGTCACCGGACTTCGCTTGTCCCCGCTTTGCAAGTCGGTTGAATCCGCTTTCGAGACTCTTCTGTCATTCATGACCGCCGCCGCTGAGTCCTTCAGGTATCGGGGAATGGACGGGGAAAACTCGGATTTGTTCCCCGCTGAGGTCACCGAGGCACTCTTTCAAGTTTCGACGGAGCTTGAATGTGTGTGGGCGGATATCTGGACGGCCATTGAATCCGGCGAGGAGCTTGTCACCGAGGAGGAGGAATCATGATTCTGATTTCCCGAACCTTTGACGTAGTCACGCCAGAATCCGCTGAGGACGGAGAATCCGCAGAATCCGGTTTCATCACCGAATCCGAGGCGGTTACCTTCCGAGAGTTGGTTTCCCTCATGCGCGAGCACCCCAATCCCTCATGCTATCCCGCGCGAGGCGAGGCTTTCGAGTGGCTTTCGTCCTATCCTGAGACGGACTATCGGGACGCAAGCGAAACGACAGAATCGCTTCATTATGCGCGGGAAAACCCTGCGCGCCGCGCTAAGTACTGGCGCAAGGCAATGATTGCAGCGGGAATAATCCGCCGCCGCTGATTTCCCGTCTGGTCCCATCGGTCATCCGGTGGGATTTGGCGGGCAATCGCTGCCCGATTCAAACAATATGAAAACCACTGTTACCAGTTACCAGTTCGTCGAATCCTTCCGCCTATGCGGGAGGGAAACCCAATTCAGCCGCCCCGCTCTTTTCGCTCTTTTCGATTATCTCGAATCCTACGAGGAAAACTGCGGAGTGGAGTTGGAACTTGATCCCGTTGGGATTTGCTGCGAATGGGCGGAGTACCCCTCCGCGCTTGCGGCTGCTAAGGAGTACGGTTTCGGGGAAGTATGCGGTGATGACACGGACTGCGAGCCTGAGGCCCTCGATTGGCTCCGTGATCACACGCAAGTCGTCGAATTCACCGGAGGTGTGGTCATCCAGTCCTTTTGACACCATGAATACCGTCCTAATCCAACTCCCGACGGAGCCGTCCTATTGGGGAAGTTCCGCGACTGCCCGTGACGTGTCCCGAATCTTGGACAACCTCGAAGAGATGATCGAATCCCGTTTCGAGGAGTTTGTGGAAATCCGCTTTGAGCGTGTCCAGAACCCAAGGGGATGCGGTGTCCACTGCGACTGCGACGAGACAGTCGAAACAATCCATCAATGGATCGAGGAGAATTGGGAGGCCGCACTGTGAAACCCCTGTTGCGTGTCCTAGGATACCTTGGGCTTTGCCTCCTTTTCACTCTGCTTCTCATTCTATCGGCCTTGGCGGGTAATTAATCCAAGCCGTTCATCAAGCCCCGTAGGTTCCCCCCTGCGGGGTTTTCTTTTGCCCCGATAGTGTCGCCCCGCCCCGCTTGTCTTTCCTAGTGGGCCAGTCTCCCCCTTCCTAGTCTGGCCACTGGTCACTTGTCCCCCTCCTTCCTTGTCCCCCTTGTCCCCTTGCCAGGATTTCACACTTGACCTCCAGGTTGACCCCCAGGACATCCAATGTCCCACCCCACTATTTACATAGCAGTCCAGGGTACGACACGCCATGTCCAACCCCGTTACACCCCGCCAGGATCCGCCGCCCGCGCCCCGCGCCCGCCCCCGCGGTCCCCGAGTACATGGTGCGGTATTCCAGATCCCCCATACGCCATACGGATTTCGGAATTCGGAAATCCAAATTCGGAAACCGGGGTACAGGAAATCTTCATGGTGCGGTATTTTCCCTCTTGACCACGATGGAGATGGTGCGGTAGGTTGCGCCCATCGCCGCATGGTGCGGTGGTGTAACGAAAGGAATGCTATGAGTCCGATTGAGATATTGTGCGAGATGGTGCGGCTGCATGATCTTGGAATCAGGCCGCAGGTGGTGCGTGGAATGTGGCGTGAGGAGAAGGAGTGGGAGTTTGCGATTGAGCAAGCTCGCCAGCGTGTGCGTGAGTGGAACCATCTCATCGAGGGAGTGAAGGTGGGCCAATGAAAGTACAAGAGATCAAGTCCGCGGTACTGGCTGGGAAGACGGTGCATTGGAAGAACGAGGGGTATCGGGTGATCCATGCCCCGAAGA